ATCGTGGAGCTCGCTGGGATCTCAAGCTCTCCGCTTGTGGTATCGCCAGCGCCGCCGCGCGCGCGGAGCTTGAAGAAGGCGCTCGCAGTCGTCGACGAATTGTGGACGGTCACAGCGGTAAAGAGCAGATCAGCCGCGAGAGCGGAGCCGGTCTTCGAGTCGGTGAAGTCATCCGAAGAGAGATCCGTCCAGTCCGTCGAAGCGTTGCTGGAGGTGTCGACCGACGCGATATAAGCAGCGGTCCGGACTGGTTGAGTCGTATATGCAAAGCGAGCCATTTATTTTCCCTTGAACTTGTGCTCCGCCGCGTTTCCGCCGACGAAGGCGCCGAGCGCAGTTTGAAGAGCGAGTAAGACCTCGGACGAGGCTTTATCGAGGACAGCGAGAAGAGCGGTCACAATGACAGAGACCAGATAGGCCGCCATCTTCCGCCCGCCGAGCGCGGAGACGATCTTAGGTGAGATCGGAGACTTGAGGCCGGTAGACGACGGCGACGGTTGAGAGCTCGCGCTCTCTGGTTCCGACTCCCTCTCGATAGCGTCCGTCGGGACCATTGGCTCGCGCGTTTCCTTCCCATGTGGTGAAGGCGTCGGCGCCAGGCTGTCGACAGATTGTGATGTGATGCCCATAAGGTTTACGCTCCCTATCTGCCTGTGAGGCTGAATCATTCCACACGACGACGATATCACCGCTCCTCATGGCAGCGGTAGGAATGCGCCTCGACTGCCAGTCTCTCCAGAGACGATAGGTCGAGGGAAAGGTCCGCTTGCGAATCTCCGGCTTGAGGATCGCCCAGCAATAAGCGGCGAAGGCGCCGCACCAGGCGAAGTCGCCATTCTTCTCGTAGGGGTTCGCGCCGTCCTTCTTCATATTCGCGTCAGCCCACTGGAGGCCCTCGTCGCTGCGAATGTAGACGTTGATTCGATCAGCGCTGTGAGCTCCGCCGAGACCTGGCTCCGTGACGTCGAGCTCCCACTCACCCTCCGCGCGGAGAGTCGCGTCGAGCGCCGCTTGAGAGATCGCGTCCGCGAGTGGCTCCGGAGCTCCAGCGCGGTCGTCGCCTGGTCGAAGGTCGATCTGGCTCGCGAGGAGCTCGCGCTCGACATGGCGGAGGCGATAAGCGGTCTGCTTAATCTCCGCTTCGAGGTTTGAAACTTCCGCTTTGAGGCTCTTGATCGTCACTCTCATAAATATTTGTCTCCGTCATCAGAGGAAGCGCCGATCGTCCCAGAAGAGTCGGCGAGATATGCCCTGATCTGGTGACGCGCTGGCGCGGTGTCGTATGTGGTCGGCTCGATATGACCGACCGCTGACGCGACCCCATGAGCCGCCGTGAAGGTGATCCGATTCGTGGCGGTGTCGACGGAGTCGATCTTAAGCGTCGTCGGATTGTCCTCGTCGCCTGGTGGGATATATTGAACCCGATCCCCCTCCTCGAAGAGCGCGAGGTCTGTGGTGAGCTCTCCAGCCGCATCGCGTCCGCGCGTGTATGTATTCGGATCAAATTCGAGGACCGTCGCCGAGACGACCGCCACCACTTCCGCGCTCGCGTTCCACCCCGCCGCGCCGAGACCATAGTGGAGAAGCTCGACGTCGACCCCCTCGCCGGTGAGAGACTGGCGGACCGACTGAACCAGCGCTAGGCCATCGGTGACACCGTATGAGTCTCCATAGCCCTTGAAGTGAGGAGACGAGACCTCGACCATCGCGCCCACTTCGAGAAGGTGACCCTGATCGAATCCAACCGACCCACGCCAGACTCGAACGGGATCAGAGGCGAGGCGAAAGATCCGCGTGAACATCGGGCGAATAGTCGAATAGAGGTCGGAGGTGTTTTGCCCTATTGACGCGGGATCGACCCCATAGAGTTCAAGGTCCGTTGACTGGCGTTCTTGAGAGTAGGCCATAATCGCCCGCTCATTGTTAACGGTGACCTCGCCGCGAAACTTCTTCTCCGCGTCGTTCCAGTCGTATTTGAAGACGATCTGATTCACGCTCGCATCGCGCGTCCCCCATGACGGAGGAGGATCGACAAGCCAGTCACCCGCCGCGATCGTCTGGCGCACTCGTGAAGCCTGCTCCATCCCGACCGGAACACAAGTCAACTTGAGTCGCTCGTTATCGGTCCCACTTCGCCGGAGGACGATCGCGGCGCCGAGCGCTTTGAGAATCCCCTCGACGACGTCCAAGATCTCGACGTCATCACCAGAGAGCGCAAGCGTCATATTCGCAAGACGAGACGCGTCGGAGAGAGCGAGAAAGGAGTTCTCATCAATCGCGCTCGAAGGCAGGTTTAGCCCGATCGCGGAGACGTCATAGTCCCCATTGATCTGGTTTCCCCCTCCGCTCTCCAGAAGCTGAAGAATGATCTCGCCTGGAGGAGCCGCGTCGACGAGATTCGCGAGAGCGATCTTCGCTCGTCCTTCGTCTCCGCGTGAAGCCCAATCGACGATTGGCTTGAGGTCTTGAGGCTGTCTATTCGGAGGCTCATTTGCGAGAATTAAAGCATAGCCGACCGTTGTCGTCCCGTAGACCTCGGCGACCTGATGAGTGATCTTAGCGGTCTGGGTTATCTCCTGATCTGTGCGCCGATCGTAGCTTGTGATCGAGACCGCGAAGGTGCTTGTCCCCGCTGCGGTTGGGACGCCTGGGAGCTGATCAGTGACGAGGATCCTCCCCTCGCCTGGTTGAAAGAAGCCGAGCGCATAATCGCGGAGATTGTAGGCTTGCAGCTTTTGCTCGTCTTGCTCCCATGCGCGCCGGTAGAGAGTCGCGTCTCTCCTCGCGTTTTCATGCGGTGGGAGAAGGGGATACTCTCGCCGCGCTGGCGGAGACCAGTCGATTGGAAGAACCATGAGCTCGCGACCGGTCACTTCGCTGACTGGTCTTTGTGGACCGTTCGCGCTCCAGTATCGGAGATTCCTCACTCCCTCGTTGAAGAGCGCCGCCGGATGCGTCCAAAACATGATGTGAGTGCGGAGGCGAGTATCGGCGAAGGGGAGCAATCGGAGCTGAATCCGTCCGCCTTCCTCGACCAAGCGGACCGAGAAGAAGCCGCCATCGCGACCAGTGCGACCACTCGGCGCCGCCGCGTTGAATCCAGTGATAAACTCTTCAGGCCATCGGATCAGACCCTCGGCTTGTTCATAGCGTTTGATCTCTTGAGTCGGGATTATATAGCCGTGTTGATCGTTGTGAAAATCGGTGAGCGGTCCTGGATCGGGGTTGATGTCATAACCGACATTAAGACCGGCATCGATCCGATAGGCGACGATCTGAAAGCGCTCGATCTGCCCGCCCTTATTTTCGAGACCAAGATCTCCGATTCTTGGGTGATTGTCATATCGGGCGCCGTCCGCTGTGGTTAGCGTGATGTCGAAGATTTCCTCATGTTGATGGACGCCCGTTGTGTAAATCTCGGAGGTCGGCAAAGAGGCGCCGCCGTGTTGATTCCAAGAACCTATCCCGACTCCCATGAGATTCGGCTGACTGGTAGGGCTTGGCGCGTGGAGACCTTGCGCATATTCGACGATGTTCCCGACGCCCGCCTCGAAGCGGTGATAGCCCTGAAGGAGTGTCGTCTGGCGGGAGATCTCGCCTGTGAGTCCTTGATCGATCAGCGCGGTGAGCGGAACCACTTCGAGCGTCACCGCGAGACCGTCCTCGATCTGTGGAGTGGAGTCGAGGAAACCTCTCATGAGCTCGACCCAACCTCCATACGATCCATCGCTTCGCCCTGGCGAGACCCAGATCGACGCGCGGCGCCCGCGCCAGTAGCAGATTTGATCCGTCATCTCTGGCGAGTTGGTTCCGCCCAGAGAGATCAGGTGATCTTGTATCGGAGTATCGGCGAGGCCGCGATCGCTGAACGTGATGGTGGGGTTAGCGCCGCTCGTCGTCCCAGAGACGAGGAAGGTCTCGGCGCCGATATGCGCATAGTCTCCGCTTGAGTAGACCGCGCTGACGTCGCGATCGAGCTCGACAGTGATTGGGGTGGCGTCGCTATGATTGATGCCATCGACGAGGAACGAGTGAGAAGCGCCGCTCGCGCGCGGTCCGATCCGTGAGAGAATCACGCCTGGATCAGAGTCGCCTCCGTTCCGGTCGATAACGAGCGAGACCGTGATCGGCGTATATGAGGCGACGCCGCCGAGAGGATCGAGATTTGCTCCGTAGTCTGTGACGTTGACGATTGCTTCCTTGAATGTGCGAAGCGTCGCGCCTGGCGTCGTCGATAGTGCGTTCCCGATCGCGGGAACACTGGTGAGCCCTTCGGAGGAGTGCGAATAGTAGACCTCCGGAAGGCCCGCGATAACCAGCGCGAAGCGCCTCTTCTGGCTTCTATCCGTTAAGCTCATGTCCACTGCTCCTCGTAGAGCTCGAAGATATCGACCGACGTGATCGAGGTTTGAACGCAATCAAGGCGGACCATGAGCTCCAGACCTCGCGACGCGGAGGGGATCACTAGAGGACGAGGCTCATCGACTCCTCCGCTCGCGTCTCTGATCTGCGCGGTCGTCGTCGCCTCGAGGAGCGCGTATCGAGTGCCGACGCCTTCAGAGTATCTCGTCGATTGAAGGCGCCCGTTAGTCGCCGACCAAGAACAGCCGACGTCTATTCTCGTGTGAGCTCCGCCGGTCGTGTTCAGTTCGTAGAGATCCGCCGCGATCGAGGGAGAGCCCGTCGCGCGATAGCGGATGAAGAGGACGACATAGCGAGCCATCGGCGAGGAGAGCCAAGGGATCTCTAAAGTCTCCGATGACTCTGGAGCCTCCGCGTCTATCTCTATCGTGTCTGTGTCACCGTCGAGATCGGCGAAGTCTTTGGGCGCGAGTCGCGTGAAGTTCGCGTGTACACAGCGACGAGCTCGACCGAGCGCGAGGTGATTCGTGAGGTCGATCATCTGCGCGATCGTCCCACCGAAGACCGGTGAATCGACGTTGCACGCTCGCGTTGATGGAGCGTTGATTTGATAGGCAGGGATCAGCGCCATCGTTTAAGGCCCCCATATCTGAACAGACCAGACCGGCGAGGCCGGTGCGACGTTTTCGGTTGGAGGTCGGTCGAGACCGTCTCGGATGAGATCGGTGTCCGCCTGGTCGCTGATACTCTCGCGCCGGAACGGCTCAAGCGCTGTCAGCTCTTCCCAGTCTGGAGTCACCGTCGCCGCCGCGATCGTCTTCCGTCGATCTCGCCACAGAATCAAGCGGTCGTCTCCGTTGCCGTGAGTCGCGGCGAAGACGAACGCGGTGTACTCATGATCTCGATCGCGAGACCCTCCCCAAGCCCTGATCAGTGCGCGGAACTCGCGGAACATATCTGGGAGCATCGTCTTGGGAGCTCGCGCGCTGGCGACTCGCTGGAGACCAGACCACGCGAAGAGCGGTCGAGGTCGCTTGGCGAGAGCGCGGAGAGTCTGGACCAAGTTCTTCCCGCGCGCGCTGGCGAGGGGATAGTCGGCGCCGCTTCGGTCCTCTCCGAGTGGAGTGATCTTGAGCGTCCCAAAATGATTCTGGTCGACCTGACCAGCGGCGAGAGGAGAGGTGAGCGGAAGCCAATGGAGAGAGACGTATTCGATAATGGTTCCCGTCGATCCGCTATGGATGGCCTTCGCTGTGATCTCCGCGTATTCGTTCGATTGGGATCCAGTGGAGAGCGTCGCGCGATACCAAGTGGCGACGTTGCTCGTGATGTTGATGGTCGCGGTGTTGCTGTTCTCGGACTCGGTGAAAACGATCGAGCCGGTCCCGACGTTGTTGAGCTTCGCCTTCACCAGAATCACAAGCGTCTGATGAGCATCACTAGGGACGGGGACGCGCCAGATACAATTGTAATCCGCGGGCGTTCCCGTGACGGAGAAGACCTCGCCCTGATAGCCCTGACTGACGACCGGAGAACAGCCAAGGTGAGCATGCGTGAAGTTCACAAGTTGAGTGAGCTTCTGAACCGTCTCCGACTCGATCACCTGACCAGAGACGACCGCGTCAGGAGAGGGGACAGCACCCGCGCCGCTAGTTGGAAGAACGAATGTATTGGCCATAAGGCACCCTCCAAAAGGTGGCCGCGTGTCTACCTTACTTGATCATGCTCAATCGTGACAGATAGAGGCACTCGCCGACGGATCCTAGTCGGATAATTAAGATCGAAGGTGTTCTCCATCAATCGCCCGATATATCGCCCGCGCTCGTCTTGGATCGAGTAAAGGGGGCCATAGTTGCCGACAACATAGGTTGAGCCGAAGACACTCATCGGCGCCGCATGTCGTCGAGAATCTCCCCACTCTCCATAGTAAGTCAGCGCTTGCCCTGGTCCGGTGTAGGGAGCGAAGCGCTCGACGAAGTGTTGATAGAGATCTCGCTCGTCTGCCGCTGCATCGAGGAAGAAGTCGACGCGACTCCGCGTATAGGTTCCGAGCTTGTTCGATACCATTGATCCGCCAAGTCTCCTTCGCCTTGTCGCCATCGTCTCAACCGAGAGCTGATGACGCTCGACGGGTCGAGTAGGGATCAGGACCGTCGCGCAAGGGTAGGTAGCTTTGAGGCGCTCATAGCTGGAGCCGATCACCGTCGTCGAGGTCTCGGAGCCCGTGAAGCCTAGAAGATTCCTAAGCGCTGTGGAGCTCCACGTCAGATCAGTGACAGCGGTCGGATAAGAGACGACCGCAAAGCCCTCTTCATCGATCAACCATCGAATCGAGTTGAGTCCGCTTAGGCTCATGATCGAGGTATCTCGCGCGCTCAAGTTATTCGTACCGTTCGCGTCGTCTACATCGCCGACCGATCCCCCCTCGCGGAGCGCGACGCGAAGGTCTTGATACTCTCCGTCAATCGTTATGATATCGACGCTCGGCTCTCCGCTTGGCGTGATATCCAGAACGAACGGACCAGCGACTCTCCCCCTGATCCAGTCGTTCGGCGCGACCACTTGATGAGATCCGCCGACGAGAGTCGAGGAGAGAGAAGCGGACCCGAGACCGAGATAGTCCGTTCCCGATACGAGCTCAAGATCGAAGGCGCGGTCAGTATTCGAGATCACGACCTTATCGTCAGCGTTGATCGTCGCGCTCCACGTCCCCGCCGTTCCCGATCCCGCCGCCGTGAGATAATGGTCGATTGTATCGGCGATCGTCTGGCTCGCGCTGTAGCCGTTCAGAAAGTCGATCATGTCGGCGTAAATCGTCGAGGCCATCGTGATGTTGATGGCAGTCGACCCGCGTTGATAAAGCGTCTCGCCAGAGAGGTCTCGAAGATCGACCGCTGTCATCAGAGCGAAGTTAGGCGCGCTGTCAGAGCTTGGCATTATGCCCCCCTTAGACGGACCGCGCCGCGACGCGGAGTATTGATAGCTTGAACGACGCGGTCAGCGAAGGCCCGCTCCGCCGCCGCCTTGGTATCGTATATCACCGCTTGGCCCATGTTGACGTTTATGGTTACGCCGCCGCGCTCTTCGTCTCGGTCGAAGTCGCGATCTCTGATCGATTGAGCAGCTCCAGTGGGAGACGCTCCAGCTCCGCCGCCTCCACCGCTCGCGGAGAGTGCAGAACCAGCGGAACCAGCGGCGACCGCTGCCGCGCCGAAGAAGGCCGCCGCCTTGAAGTGACCAGCCGCTTCCGCTTGTCCCCCTGGCGTGAAGAGCGCCGCTGTCCCCTTAGCGGTCTGCATAATCGCCTCGACTCCAGCTTGGAGCGCGATCGCCTTGAGCGCTTCACCCACAGCAGCGGAAACGCTCTCTCCGCTTTGGAGTGCAGCGAGTGAGGCGAAGACGAGACCTTGTCCGAAGCTCTCAACCGCTGAAGTCACCTTGTCGAGAGGAGCATTGGCTAACATCTGAAGCGCCTCTGCTTCTTGCCTGGTCAAGTCAATCGAGCGTTGGAGAGCTTCGATTCGTTGCACTTCCGCCGCGCGCCGGTCGGCTTCTTGCTTTTGCTCAAGGGCCATGAGCTCGCGCTGCTGGTTGATCCTAGCCGTCGCTAGTTGGGTCTCATTCGTCGCCGCTCTTTGGGCGCTCTGAAAGCGGAGCTCGATCAGTCGCCGCTCTCGTTCGATCCCTTCTGTCTGGATCATGATCAAGGCTTGCCGGCGATTCTGCTCATCAGCAAAAGCTTGATCCGCCGCCGCCTTTCTCGCTGCCTCTTCTTGCGCGCGCTCCGCTTGTCTCTGCATCCGACTAGCTCGACGGATTGCTCGAATCTTCGCACTTGCGGCCCGCTCGGCTTCAGTCAAGGCTTTGAAAAGAGACTCATTATCGGCGATAGACGTAGTGATCGCCCGCTGTCTCTCCGCGAGTTCTCTTTTAACGAGGGCTATCTTTTGGGAGACGGTCGTCGCTTCGATCGAGAGCGCTTCACCTTGGAAACGCTCTGCCAGTGCTAACATCTTCTGGTTGGCGGCGATCTGCTCTTGAGCGGCTTTCTCCGCTGCCAGTCGCTGTCTCTCTCTAGCTGACTTGCCTTCCGCCTCGACAATTGCGTCTGTTTCCGCCGCTAACTGACGACGCCTCTCCAAGGCTCGCTGCTGGAGAGGCTCAAGCTTTCTAAGCGATCGTTGATATTCAGCGACAGCTTCTCGCCGCTTGAGGATAATCCTATCCTCTTCAAAACCGAGCTCTCTTAGCTGCTTAGTGTATGACTGCCCAGACCGTCTCAAAAGGATAGGCGTTGGGTCTTCAACCATCGAACGCCTAAGCTCTTTTCTTTTCCTCCGGACTAAGTCGAGCTCAATCTCCGCCGCACTAATCGCCTTTTGCCTTAACTCTAGTTCTCTTCCGAGGTGACCATTCCCCTCGATGATCATCTCAACTCGTTCAGATTGAGACTTCGATTCTATGATCAGTTGATTAATTCGGCGGAACTGAACGTCATTTAATCTGATCCCCTCGTCGGCGAGCCTTTCCATCACTGAAGTATATTCAACAGCAGCGGACTGGAGCGCGCGAACACGTCCCGCCATGTCTTCGCTGGTTTGGTTGAATGTCCGGACCGCTTGAACGACTCCAAAGATCGCCGCGCCGATCGCCGCCAGCGGTCCTAGCATCGTTGTGAAGCTCGCGCCCGCAGTCCTTGAAGCAGCCGATAAGCCGCCGACTCCTTCAGTGAGACTCCCGACCGACGAGACGACGCGACCTAACGAAGAGGTCATAACGTTCGCGCTAGTCGATAGAGCTTCGCCCGCCTGGACGACTTTCCCGCCAGCGACCTCGGCGCCGCGCCCGATCTGGTTGAGAGCCTTTTGAACCTGATCCGCTCCCTCTAGCTCTACTTGAACCCCGACTTTTGCACCGCTAACCATTGGCCGCCTCCTCATGCGCGCGCTGTCGAGCGCGAGCCTTCATCAGTTCAGTCTGTGAGTGGAGCTCCGTCCACAAATCTATCACCGCGCAAGAAGGCTCGCGGTAAAAGTCTCGAAGGCTTCCCAGCCCTGCACAGTGCGCGCGATAGCTGGAGACCATCGGAGAGAGTCGGTTCATATCGGCGATCGGGCAGCGCCTCACCCTCTGATCTCCCCAAGACGGGTCGGAGTCTGGCGCGATCCGATAGGCCATGACATAGGCGCCGGCCTCGTCTCGCTTGAGCCAAGGAAGACCAGCGCGGAAAGATCCGCCGCAATTGCCTCGCCGCCTTCTTAATGTCGGGTCGCCTTTGCATTGTTCACAACTCCACGCGCGGGAACCAGCATAGGCGATCCAGACACTGGCTCCCGCTGCTATTTTCCCGCGGGTGGCAAAAGCGAGAGCGCTTGAATATGCGCGACGAGCTCCCCCATCAAGACTTGTCGATGATGATCCGGACGGATCGAGTCGACGAGCTCCAGCGGGTCACCGTCATGACCTTCGATGGAGACGAGACCAGCGCGAAGCATCTCCCGATAAACGCGCGACAGATAGCGATTGTATTCGCCAAGCGCTCGCCGCTCATCTTCTGGAAGATCATGTTGCCAGCGCGCGCGCTCCTTCGGGTCGTCTGGTTGCTCTGACCAAAGAATCCTCCCGAGCTCCGATCGAGAATAGGCGCCCGCCTCAACTTCCGCGTCTTCTCTAGCCTGAGGAGATAGCGCGCGAAGGGTGAAACGGGTTGCCCCCTCCGTCGAATCAAAGAGGCTCTCATCGCGCGTCGAGAGATACTCCACTTTCGCCTCTTCAGAAGCGACGATCGAAGGGTCGACAGTTGAGACAACTTCAACGGTCTGATCAGTGCTAGTCGAGAAGATAAAGCCCATCTTAGAGACCAAGCCCGATCCGGAGGGGAGTCCCTCCCGCGTCGCCGGTTCCCGCATCACCACCGAAGCGAGAAGCCGCATAGTTTAGGTTTTGCTGAACGATCTCTCCGTCGATCACTCGGATCTGTGGATCGACTGTCAGGTAAGCGCCTGGCACGTTCAGCGCCATCCCCTGACCATCGCCGACTGGACCAGTCCCAACGAGAAGGTCGCGACATACTCCGTTGATAAAATCATTGTTGATCGTCGTATTCGGAGAGTCGACGGTAAGCGAGACCTCTACGGTCTGATCACTTACTTCCATGTCGCTCATCCCGATCAGAGAAGAGCTCTGACCGATCGGAGTGAGAGTGTTAGTGATCGTCGCGCTGAACTCGGAGACGGAGAGAGCTATGCGCCCGTGTTCGTCTCCGTTATCGGTCCCGATATCCGTTCGCGAGGTCGAGGCCGCGTCGGAGAGAAGGACATAGCAGCTCCGGAAGTGAGGAGTCGCTCCGTCGGTCGTCTGTGGTTCAACCGGTCCGGTCGCGTTCCCGTGATCGTCTTCGATGTGAGCAGCTTGGAAGACGAAGTCGCCCATGAGGCGCCCGCCATCGATCGAGATCGAGAGGCTTTCCAGCTTGCACCCGAATGCATAGGAAAGGACGCCGACGCCATCGACGCGGAAGGCGAGGCTATTCGCGACGGATCCGCTATTGTCACCCTTGGCCGTGTACCAAGTTTGGAGAAGTCGGACGGTGTCCGAGTTGGTGAGGTCGCGAGAGAGCGCTGGAGAATAGCCGATATTTCCTGCCCCGCTTCCGTTCTTGGAGGTGACATGAGCGTATTCGGCGCGCCCGTTGATCTCGATCCCGAAGAGGCCGCCGAGCTTGTAGTTCGCGAGAGTGGTCGGGGTGTATTCATTCGTCCCCACCGCCGCGCTCACCGCGTCGCTCTCCGCGCCTGGGATCGTGGTCGAGAATCCAGCGGAGAGGAGACGACCAAGAGCGGTCCCAGCGTAGTTCGAGCCAGTGCCGAGCGTCGTGAAGTCGCATCTCACGGTAACGGTTCCGGTGCGGCGCTGTTGTTTGGTCCCGCCGATGTATGATGTATCAAGCTCTGGAGGGAGACCATGAGGACCGTCGCGCGCCTCTGTCCGCTCCGAGACCGGTGGCTCGCCTGGAACGACGATAGGGTCTCGCTCGCAAGGAATCGAGATAAAGGTGAGACCGGTAGCGCTTGGAGCTCCAGTCGAAGAGCTTAGCGATCCGAAAGAGCTCTCGACCGCGACCGAGAGTGAACGATGTGTAACTGCCATCAGAAGGCCTCCGAGAAGAGAAGGTCGAACGGAACAATGAGGAGGAGCGCCGCTGGATTTCCTGCCTCATCAAGGAGCGGAGTGGTCGACGCCTCTCCTGTGATCAGTGAGGTGATCCCCGTCGTCGCTAGACTATACGCGGGATCGCGCAAAGAGTTGATGAGCTGCGAGCTATCTTCTCCGACGATGCGCTCCATAAGCCCGACGTCTCGCGGGATATCATAGCGGACGCGGAGCTCTGCGGTCAGTCTCTTCCGTCCAGTGATCCCCGCTTGCCCGTCGTCATAAGGGAAAGAGGTCGTCCGGAGCTCGAAGAGGCGGAGCGTATTCGGTCGGCGATCTGTGAGCAGCTCCATCCCCGAAGCAGGATCAACACAGACAAAGCCTTGAGTCTCGTCCGTTTTAGGGACGAGCGCCTCGATCCGAGAGACGAGGAAAGAGAAAGCGCTGGCGATTCCTTGGCTCATCGTTTCCCCTTGCTCTTGCTGGTCTGTTTAGTCTTGCGCTTGGTCTTAGTTGGAGGCCCTGTCGGAGAGAGCTTCTGGCGGATTCTAGCGGAGACCGCGCGCTGAAGCTTATTCTGATCGAAAGGAGAGAGACCCATAAAAGGGCGCCTCACGTTGACGTGATAGCCATAAGACTGGACCGCTGAAGAGAGACCGATCGTAAAGCCTGTCTTATCAACTTGGGTTGTGATCAGGTTGTTCATCAAAGCGCCGCTCAAGGTCAGATCGACTTCAGCGGTTTGATTCTGCCCACCCTTCACTCGTCGTCGGCTCTTCTGTTTGTACTCTTTGTAACCACCAGCGAAGTACATGGTTTTCATGGTTCGCTTGCGACCGACCGCTTTGAGGCGCTTAGTCCGTCCGCCTTTCGGCTTGAGGCGCGCGCCCTTTCGCTTGATGTAGATCGGCCTAGTTGAATAGCCAGCGAAGGGCCGATCTCTAGTGTCCTTCCCAGAGTAGACGCGAGAGCGGATAATGGCGATCGTGTCGAGCGCCGTGATCCGACTATCCTTCACCGTCCAGAGCTCTGGGATGGAAAGCTCGATTGTGACCCGAGCGCCCATTAATGCTGCATCCCTCTCCAGCGAGGATACTCGATAGCGATATCCTTCTCTCGCTGTGTAGGCTGGACCGATGGAAGCGAGAAGGTTCCGCGCGCGTCGGAGACCTTGCCACCCGCTCTGCGGAGGTTGATCTCGTCGGAGTCGATAACCCCGTCGTCGTCGGTGTCGAGGGTGAGCTGCCTCATCGCCCTGGTGAAGAGCTCCATCCCTCGATTACTCATCCGCTCCGCGATATCTAGTTGAGCGGTCATCTCATAGACGCGCGACGCGGAGAGATAGCGGTGAGCTTCGAGGAAAATGTGAGGATTGAAAATGTCGTCTTCGGTCTGGCTCTCAAGGAGCTCGTCTCTGATATAGAGGGTGAGCTCATCGAGCGCCGCCGCGATCTGTTCAGAGAGATCTTGCTGGCGACGCGGGATCATGTCGCCTAACTGCGGCATCTTCGCGACGAGGTCGGAGTGGGTGAGGCCGGTGTCGAATGGTCGACGGACGACCTCGATCACGTTCCGCGCGAGGAGTGGTCGATCGTTCGGGCTCTCGTCGCTGGTATAAGCGACAGTCCAGTCGATCAAGCCGCGCGTCGCTGTATCGGCTGCGGGTATCGTGTACTCGTATCCAGCCCAGACGAGAGAGGCGCTCTCGGTGAGTGCTAGACCTCGCGGGAGAAGGTCGGCGAGGATCGCGGTTGTCCCGTCGATCCGATCAACCGTGACCAAGAAGAGCCCGTCTTCATCGGTGACGAGGAAGGCTCGACCCGACCTGGCGCCGATTCGCCCTGAAGCGTCAGCGCTGGCGGAGAGGGTGAGGGTCCGCCGATCTCCTCCGAGAGCTGTCACCGTCGCCGAAGAGTGCACCGCTGTCATATTCGACGCGGCGCGCGTCGTTCCGTTGGGGAGCGTATAGGCGAGAGTCGGCGTCGCGGCGAGCGGATAAGGCGACTCCCACTGGAAGACAAAGTCTTTGTTTTGAGCTGCTTTGATCATCCGCGACCCTCGCCTTCTTCGTGAGTAGGTACAGTTTGATCATGAAGCCAGTCTGATAAACGACGGAGCCCGATCAAGTGCGCGATCTCTGATAGAGGGTGAGCTATCAGGTTGTGAAGAGTCCAAGAGAAAGGACCTAACTTCGCCAAGAAGTCTTGAAAGCTCATCGATCTGCCCTCGCCTTCTGGTTCGCTTGTCTGACTTCCGCGTCGGTTCCGCGTTCTAGGGAAGCCGATTCGATCAGCTCTTCGGAGACCGGCGACCATGAGTGGCGGCAGTTATATCCGCCTCCTCGCGTCAACACTGGCTCCAGCTGATAGTTCCGCATCTCTCCGACCTGTGTCTGCGTGTAGACCTTGCCGACGATCACTCGACAAAATGAGCGAGTGATCCCGTCTAGCGGGCCGGTGTAGAGATAATGGTTCAGTCCAGCTTCTTCGGCTGCGATAGCGGTGAGCTCGCGACCGTAGCTTGTGATTCTCGTTCTCGCCTCTGTGATCTGACGACCCTCTGCGGATCGGAGAGCAGCATCGAGGCCGCTGATAACATCAGAGGGTTCCAGAGTAAAAGCGGCGCTTGAGAGCGCGTCTCTGACCGAGCGCTGAACATCGGGCAAAATGACATCATCGTAGATCCCCGAGATTGTCTGGTCAGCTAGGGCTTGTCCGACGCCTCCGATTTCGGAGACCGAGAAGCCTTCTTCAGACGCCAAGAGGAGCTCCTCGACATTCGCGAGGGTCTCTCTCTCCGCGTCAGTGATCTGCATGATGGAGGAAGCTAGGCCATTATCTAGGATCCAAGCGTTCATCTCACCACGGCGCATCCGGCGGAGCTCGTCGAGTCCACCGCGCGCGGCTGCTGCCTTCACTGCGTTCACGATTTCAGCCTTGCTTCTTCGGAGCGCTCGACGGAGATCCCGATCGAGCTTCGCCTCAAGCTGTAGTTGAGCTTTAGACGCGCGGAGCACTTGGAGCAATCGAGCGTCCGTCGCCGCCTTAATCTGGCGGGTCAAGTCGTCGATCGCTTTCGCGTCCGCGTCCTCTGCGAGGTGAATGTGTGAAGAGCAGTGAAGACAGCGCATCAATACCTCTTAGGTGAGGCAGTTGGTCAGGAGACGACCGCGCGCGGCGTCAACCTTCTTGAAGACCTGGACATGCTCGCCCCAAACATGACGACGGACGAGGTCGAGGGAGTCGTACTGCCCAGCCTGAAGGCCCTTGTACATCATGTTGAGCGCCGCGACTGGCATCGCCTTAACGCCGCCGCTCTTCTGTGCGACAGCGTCGGAGCCGCGCATGATGTAGAGACCGATCGTCTCACCGTCCCAGATATTCGCCTCGCTTGAGGTCGCGCCTGGAATCGCGGTCTCGCGTCGAGCGCTACCAACGAAGACGTTGGGGATGTTGAGGACCGAGCGAAGAACCTCGATCACAGCGTCATTGGCGAGGATGCGGTTTCCGCTTGCGATCCCGTTGGAAGCATCGCCAACGAAGGAGCGGATCTCTGGGTTACGAGCGAGAGCGCGGAACACGTCATAACCAAGGATCAGAGTATCGCCGACGATCCCGTGATTCGCCGCGCGAAGGATGTCGAGCTGATCGTGAAGGAAGCTCAAAGGCTCCGCACCAGCGGCGTCGAACTTAGTCCCTGGGGTCGTGTTGTTCGTGAACTCGGTGGTCGAGAAGAGGAGATCTGCGCAGCGCTTCTCTTGAGCGAGGAGAAGAGCGCGGCGAACCTTGCGCGCGCTACGCTCTTCTTCCGAGCCTGGATACTGCGAGTCTTCGATATCCTCCATCGCGATGCTGTCCTCAAAGCTGTGGATCTCCGCTTTGAAGGTGAGGCTTGAGCGATTGAAGGAGGAGAGACTCTGTCGGCTTGCGCCTGGCGCGCGGCGCGAGTCAGCCTCTGGAGCACCCATGAAAGAGCGGGTCTCCTCGACGAGGAGGGTTCCGCTTCGCTCTGGAACGTCGACTTGCTCCATCACGCGACCAGCGATCAGCTGGCTATCGCTTGGGATCGCCTCGGCGACGATGTTCGTGAGGATCTGATCGACTGGATGGAGATTGCTATAACTTGGACGGGCCATGATTTACGACTCCTTAGGAGGCTTGGCTAGCGCCGGTGAAAATGACCTCAATCTCGTCGCCGTCGGCGTATGAGGTAACATTCTGATTAAACATCACGCGAGCGACGCTGCGCTGAATTGGAGCTCCGCCACCGGTAGCCCAAGGGATGAGGCGAGCGGTTCCCGTCTCGACCATGAGGAGACTGTGAGTCCCTGCGGTGAGAGTGGCGCCAGCAATCGCCTTGGTGGCACCGTCGACGACGACCTCGACAGCGTCGCCAGCGTCAACACTGCGCTGTGCGATCCCATCGACGTTCTCGCCGGTCGTGGTGTCAGCGAGTGCGACCTTCCCGTTGCTGTCGAAGACGACAGCTTGGAGAGCGGTAATCGCCTCGGCAGCGATAAAGGTTCGGATGTCAGAGTTTGAAAGACGGCTCATGCTTAGCCCTCCATAGCAGCGAGGAAGAACTCGCGGTCAGTTGTTCGGATCGTGTTTAGAGCCTCGGAGAAGCTGATCGACTTCTCCGCTGCAAGCTGCTTCGCGCGGTCAGCGAGGGTCTCGCGGTTGATCTGCTCACCGCTGGCGCCGTGACCGACCTCGCGGAGAGAGACGACCGAGCCCGCCTTGCGCTCGTTGAACATCGCCCAGAATGCGTCGTCGCCGCTCTGCGCTTGGTTCCAAGCCTTCTCGGCGAGTGCGACCTCGGCGGGAGAGATCCGACCGGAGCGGACGAGCTCGTCGACGGCGCCCTGGCGCTTGACGCTCTGGTTCTCCTCACGGAGAGCGGTGAGCTGCTCGCGAAGAGTGGAGACCTCGGCGAGGAGAAGAGCTGAACCTTCGCTCATCGCGTAGTTCTTCTTCTCCATCATCTCTTCCTTGTCCTCATCCTCGGCGAGGCTCTTCTTCTCCTCGTCCTCGGCCATCTCTTTCTTGTCCTCTTCCTCGGCGAGCTCTTTGGGCTCTTCCTCGGTAAGACGACTCTCCATCTCGGCGACCATCGCCATCTTCTGAAGCAAGAGATCGACGAGGTCGTCCCGCTCCATCTTCATCAGGTTCTCACGGGTCTCCATGAGGTTAACCTCCTCGGTTAGTAGAACACGGTCGACCGAGCTCGCTGTTTGCTGCGGTCGGGGGGTAAGAGTGACGGCGAGAAGTTGAGCGCCTCCTGTGGGAGCTCCGCTTTCTCTCGCGTAGACTTCGCCCAGGACGAACTCCGGAGACGACCAGAGTGAGCCTTGAGCTTCAGCGACTGTTTTGAGTCCGCGCTCGTTGTAAGCGGGGATAGCTATCAAACACTGCCCATCCTCGGAGAGGCGAAGGTCGACGATCTCGCCGAGCGCTCCTCCGGTTTCTGGAGTGTTGGCGCCGTATGAGGGAGAGCTTTGGTGGTTCCAGTCGATGATCACTGGGTCGCTCGCGCGGCGCGCCTGGTAGACTCGAACGATCTCCGCGAGCATCGCTGGCGTAACCTCGGCGATAGTCTCACCGCTCATCCGAGAGG